ATGCATTAAGCTTTTCTATAACACGTATTTGTCTCGTTATTTCGAGAATTTACTTGTTTCTATGACGTGTGTATTTGTTGTACGTGTCTCGTTATTTCGAGAATTTACTTCTTGCACATTTCATATTATTAATTAATGCACGTTTTTGTAATTTCGTATAATTACTATTTTCTGTGATGCCTCCTCTCTATTTGATTGGTCGTATACTCATTATGGGTTGGTCTCCCATCTTGTTTGAAGTTTGACCACAGTTTTATTACTACAGCAATCTCTATGCTTGGAGCGTGTAATCCGATACGTTAACTCGGAACTTGGACTCTGAAGGATGTATTTTGAACTTTTACCATTGGTTGAACTATTGGCTAGGTTTGCACGTATACTAGGACCAGAATTGTAGCGGACTTTAAAGTTGCGCTCGTCATTATATGCGGTAGTACCGATATTAATGAACTTATTCAATTACCCCATTTCATCCCTAACAAGGATCATTACCAACTCCATTAGATGTACTTAATGGAGGACATATGATTGACTTGTGTCTGTGACCACTTATGCCGTTTATTCGGAAGCCGTCACTGGATTATAAAGATGTAATGGATAACGTGATGAATATTTGTATTCTGTCGATCCGATTTATATTTGTGCCCCGATGCCTCTTTTACTAACCATGAATTCTCAAACTCAAACACAAACTCCTGAATCTTTTGTCACCTGTTTTGATGAAGTTGTGACTTTGACAACTTCTGTTGTGGACTCCGTAGCTGCACCTCGTTCTGAGGATAGCCGCGCAAGTCGCGTTTCTCATTTGAGTCTTTTTCGTCAAGATCAAGATGGAAGTGACGAAATACCTAGTCCTGGCACTCCAATGTGCCCTAAGGCGTTAGACGATAGTTTCATGACTCCGTCTAATAGTCTAGCCAAAAAGGTCCGTTTTTCATCTGCGGACAACGTCTGTGTGTTTTCAATGGAAACAAAACCATCAATTAGCTACCCTCAATTATCAAGGGCTGCTAGAAAGCAAATGTCGCCTCGTGAAAGGGCGGATTTTGCTGTCGTCAATACGGTACCAAAACCGTATGGAGTGAGTATTTATCGCAATGCTCAACTCGCACATGAATCAGGCGGACGGATACAAGTGCGGTCGTACAAAGAACAAGACTTTGTTACGGACTTAAAGGAACTTGGCTCGCTCTTAAAGTCTCAGACCTATGTTGGAAGCACAAACTTCTTTACATTGGCTGACTTTATCTGGTGCAAGAACAATGGTTTCTTACATGATGTCCCCAATGTATGTTTGGTTGATTGTATCCGTATCGACGTTCGACGCGTCGTTCCCCTGAATTTCACAAAGTTTGATTCACTTAACGAATCTTTGCGCAAGCAGCTCGAGTTGCGAGCTGACGCGCGGACGCTTTCCTCTGTCACTGAGAAAGTGTCAGCACTTCTCTTGGGAGTGCGCGACGTTCGTGTCGTCTCACCCCAAATGTTTGGTAGCGCCAGTGCTGCCATGAAGGAAGTGCCTGCTATACGTCAAGAAATTTCCGAATTCAGAACCATGTTAACTGGCATGTTCCAGAAAGAAGTGCCGGATATGGGAATGGAAGTAGGAGCCATGATTATCGATATTTTTAACATCATGCAAATGGTCTCCGAATCTCTGGATGGGAACATGTCGTGGAAGTATGTTGTAGCTTCAGCTACTTCACTTTTTCTCCGAATAGCCGCTGCTCGCGGTTTGGTGAAAGAATTTTCCAATTTTAGCATTACTGGTATTCTTGAAACCATAAAGAAGATCCTTGAAATAGGCAAAGCATCGCTCGATTCTGCTCTAGGTGCTGTTGCCGACAAGATTCGTGTCGTTCGTCCTCAGAATGACCTGTTACCTTCTTTGTGGTCCGAGATGACCACCTCTCTTGCTAGAATAACCGGCATGTTCATTTTTGGAGTTACATCTACCGCGAAGGGTGGTCTCTCTAAATTTCACTCGCTTGCCAATGTTGGCAGAGACATCAACTCTCTTGTTTCGGCGTCCAAAAACGTATGGACTATGGTTGCCGAATTCGCGAAGTATCTGCCCGATTGTATGAAAGAATGGGTGGATTATTTATTTCCTTCCGTCGCTTGGGTCACCTCCGAGGTCGGAAAGGAATTTGAAGAGTGGGTTCGAAAAGTGTACGAATTCACCGAAGTTTCAAATGCCTATGTCACCATGGCAAATCGTGCCAACATGAAAGTTGCGGAAGACTTATTTGCGAAAGGTCTCTCATTCGCCGAAGCTATGGCCAAGGTAGAAAAGGTTTCACCTTTGCTCGTTGGACAATATCGCACCTGTTTTGACTTGATTGCGAAGTTCCGAAGTGCATTGGTGACCCGTTTTGCCTCTGGCGTTCGTGCGGAGCCTTTCCATATCTCTATCTATGGTCCTCCTCGTGTTGGAAAATCACGTGTTGCTGAAGCTTTTGCCGAAGTTATGACACCAACTCATATGGACGTGCCTTTGGGTGAACCTTTCGAATTAACTCACACTGCACGTTTCTATTCTATGACTCCTGGTATGCAAACCATGGATGCATATGCGAGACAGCACACCGTTTTGATTGATGACTTGTCTCAGTTAACGGATGGTAAAGATGCCGTCACGTTGATGCGTTGTGTTGGAAAAACGCAATATCAAATCGAGCAAGCGTCTCTTGATGACCCTTCTATTGGAGTTAAGGGAACGTGTTTTGACTCGAAGCTTATCATTTCTACTACCAACGATTCTCATCCCCGTCCAACCACCGTTGCTGCAGTTGACGCAATGTGGGGAAGGAGACATAAACTTGTTGAATGTCGTGCTAAAGAAGGATTTCGAGGTCCTAAAGGCGCCCTGAACATGGAGCGTGTCAATGAAGGAGCCGTTCGTCGAAGTGAACACCTCGAGTGGATTTATCTAGATCCTCGGAATCCTTTCCACGTCAAGGATTGGTCGCATCCTTTGTCAACCATTCAAATGATGAAGGAATTGTCCGAAGCATTCAAAACACACCAAGCTTTTGAAGATGCTGTCATGGATGTTGATCGAGACTATTTTCTGCAAGCGATCAAGGATTGTCCTGCACGCGTTGTTCAACCGCAGATGTTCGCGCTTTTGCGTCGTTTCCAACGTCCAGAACCACGCGCTCGATTTACCTTGCTGGACGAATATATCAACGATTGCCTAATGGGCGCTGAAGCTGATGGGCATGCTGGCGTCCACTGTCTAACATCACAGACAGAGACGTATGGCGATGTTTCATGGACCGTATGGGGTCGTGAAGCAATTCTCGCGCATTATCGGTCTCATTGTCCCGATTATGATGGCGAACTCGAACGTTTTGGGAATGCCGACGTCGTTGTTGTGGATTCAAGTGGAAAAGAAATCTATACCCTTCCGATGATGGAACAACAGGCAGCTTGTCTGTGGGTAGGACATGGCGGTCTCATTGATGGACACGCAAGTCCGTTGATTGGAAGATTCTCAATCAAGAATTTGGTTCACAATATGATTATGGCGTCTCATGACTTCGACAAGAAATACGGACACATCCTCACAGGGATATTGTCCGTTTGCCGCATTTTGACCTTTTCAACTATGGCTCTTTGTGGCATTTACAAAATTGTCCGTGAGGACAAAAAGAAACCCTTTGTCGATGGGGTTCTCGCCGTTGCACAAATGGCGAATCCTTCTAACGGTGAAATTACGCAAGTCAAGCGTCCCGTTAGAAATTTTTCTGCAATTGTTAAGAATATTGCAGATAATCGACAGGCGCGTCAAGTTGCGCCACAACACTCAATCTCTCCAACTTCCGACGTTCCTGCAAAGGTCCACCAGAATATGGGACGTTTAACGCTCTCATGGCAGGATGAAGCCGGGCCTCATTATGGAGAAGCGTGTTGTTTTGGAATCGCGAATGGCATTTTCCTAACCGTATCACATATGTTTTTGAATGTTCCTGATGGTGCTAAGATGTCGATTGTCCGATCTACAAATGTCAAATATGATTTAATTTTCAAACGCGACGACATGTTTTTGTTCCCTCATTGGGAAGCTGACGCTGTTCAAAAGGCTGTTGCTACCTTGAGCGGGTCTAATTTACCGCTTACCCTTGAACAAATCTTCGCACACCGAGATTTGGTTGCGTATCGTGTTCCTCAATGCATGATGCCTTTTTACGCTGACGTTACCACTCATTTCATTGATCCTACTGTTTTGGACCATCTTACTGGTCGTCCTGGTTTTATGTTGTCGCGTACTTTGCGTGGTGATTTGTCAACTTTTGTGTTGCCGCAAGTTCAGATGTCTACGAAAATGTCTCTTGATACTATCGATGGAAAGACGTATCACGTTATCCCGCGTGGCTTAGAATATCATGTCAACGTTGGAGACGGAACTTGTGGCTCTGTTTTGATTTTGGACCGTGAAGGTCCTTGTGTTGCTGGGATACACTATGCCTACGAAGATTGTACCGGATTTGGTATTAGCGAAATTGTCACGCAAGCAGAAATTGAACTCTTGCGTGAAATCGGTTGGCTCAAGAATGTGCGTGTACATGCCGACCCTGTTGGAGAAAACACCCGATTGGTCTCAACACAATTTCGCAGTATCACTGAAAGTGATTCTCGTTGGTTTCATACTGATCGTCTTGATATGGAACCTGTTGGCATAATGAACGACACTTGTCGTTTTCCTCAGAAACATGCTTTTCGTCCTTCTTTGTTGTTTGGAAAAATTTTTGTTCCTACTACAGACAATTCTGTTCTCAGCCCGTCTGATCCACGGTTGGGTCCTGAATATATTGGCCTGTCACCTATAAAGCGTGCCCATGCGAAATACGGGCACGCGACAGGTCCTTTCGATCCTGACATAATCAACGCTACGGTTGGTTTTCTTGCTGAGATGTTCAAGCCTATGGCTGGTTCCGTTAAACGCGTTCTCACCTATGATGAAGCTATTAATGGAATTCCTGAAGCTGCATACTTTGAACGTCTCAACATGCAAACTGCTGCTGGCTTTGATTGGAGTCAACCTGGATCGCGAGGCAAACGGCATTTGTTCACCGAAGCCGATGGTAAGTATACCATGATTCCTCGTCTACAAGAAGCTTGTGAAAGCTATTGGAATCGCCTCGATAATTACGAATTGGGTGGCCATATTTGGAAAGCCACTATGAAGACCGAACGTCGTCCATTGGACAAAATAGTGAAGGGCAAAACCCGTCACTTCTCAATTGCTCAAGTGTTTCGTGTTATTGTTTCTCGTCGTCTTAATTTGGCGTTTAACGCAAATTTTCTTGCTCGTTGTAACACTTCCTATTCTGCCGCCGGAGTGAATCCCTATAGTAAACAATGGGATCGTTTCGCAAACTATTTACTCGAAGTTTCTCCTGATATTTTTGACATCGACTACGAAGGTTTTGACGGCCACTGCGCCCGTGAAATGTTGTTCATTGGGCCCCAGGTGCGAAATCGCTGGTACGAAGACCAGTTTTCGCACATGCGCGACAACATGATGGAAGAAGAAATTTTCCGTTATGAAGTTGTTGGCAATGCAGTTTATCAGATGTCGTGTGGAAATCCTTCTGGCGACGATGGTACAACGGTGATGAATACCTTAATTGGTATTGCATACTTGTACTATACGTTCATGGTCTCGGTTCCTTTACCGATGGCTTCCGAAGAAGTTTTCCTTGCGCACGTTCATGCTAAATTGCTTGGTGATGACAATGTCGTTGCTCTGTCGAAAGAAGTTCAGCCTTATTTCAATCCGGCTGTACTACAACGCACCCTTGCCGAATATGGCGTTGTGATCACTTCTGCTTCGACTGCTGGACAAGCTGGCAAATCTGATGATGTCGTGTTGAGTACTATCGATCAGGTGACTTTTCTCAAGTGTGGATTTCGTTTTGCTCCTGAATTGGGTGATGTTTTTGTTCCAACTATGGCCAAGAATACTATCCAAGAATTGACGAATTGGATCTCTTCCGAATTACCCGATTCGTTTGACGCGACGCTCGAAAATTGTAACACAGCGTTGCGTTTCGCAGTTTTTTATGGTCCTGACTATTTTTCGGATCTTCGCTCAAAAATTTCTGCTGCTCTTACCTTGGTTGCTCCTAATGAGCGTTCTTTTTGGTTGCTTACATATGACGATTTGCGTCGTAGTTTTATTAACGAAAACCTTTGGTATTTTCCAAACATGACCCCGACTACGCGAGCCAAGCCTTTGTCGGGGATTATCGTTTAGTCCGCGCACAATCTGCCGGACCGGGCGTGGTTACCGCCTCTGAAACTGTAACCCCATTGGTCGTTCCTCATCCTACGTTAGCTGTCGCCGCACCTACTGCAAATGATCGTCCTTGGAATGTAGAAGCTATTATTAAACGTCCTTTTGTTATTGCTACTACTACTTGGGATTCAACTGCTGTGACTGGTACTGTCATTGAAACTATTGCTTTACCACAGGCTTTTGAAGCTCAACCTATACTCAACAATATATACAACACTTTTACTATTTCGCGTTTCTCAATTACTTTGACTTTTACTATGACTGGTACGAAGTTCCACCAAGGCGCTTTGATGTGCGCTTGGCGTCCGATGACTGGACCAAACGGGTATGAAACTCCCTCCGTCCAGACTATGTATTTAACTCCTCATTGTTTTCTGCGTGCTGATGTTCCTAATACTATTTCGTTGGATTTACCATTTGCTTATGATTCTTCATATTATCCTTATTATATGGATCCAACTGTAGAACCTTTTGGTTATTTGAATATTATGGTTTTCTCTCAGTTGGCTTTTGCCACAGGAGCTTCGCCTGTTTTGACTATGTCTATCACTGCTGCGATTAATGATATTGAGTTTCATATTCCACGTACTCCTTTTACTGTTTTCGTTCCCACTTTGGTTTCTGATTCTGAAGTTTCCAAGAAGAAAACCTATCTTGAAGACAAAATGGCGAAAATTCGTGTTGTTCGCCCGCAATCCACTGATCAAAAAGCCACTGCTGGTGGTATTACTGAGGTGCCGACCGTTGTTGGTCGTCCTCTTGGCAAAACTCCGGAAGGTGGATGCGATCGTGTGAATTCTATTCGTGATTTTTGTAAACGTTTAGTGCCTCTTGCTCAAGGTTCCGTTTTGCCTCCTAATTTGGCGAATCCAGATAATTCGCTTTTCAGTAACCCTCAATGTTTTGACGCATCTTTGGTTTATAATCCTACTTTTGGTAATTCTCCTTTGTCTTATTTTGCGAACTGGTATCGTCTTGCTCGTGGGTCCGTGCGTTACGAAATTGATTTATCTATAACACCTAACAAAAACGACGGTGCAGCCTACGCTCACAATTTCCAGATGTATTGTTTCTTTTTGCCTAAGTATTTTCCAAAAGTACCTAATCTTGGTTATCAGTCTATCTATCAAGCTGATCCAGCTGATTTTAACAAAATGTTCCCCGTTGTGAATCTTGACCCCACATTGGGATATCCTTATGCGGATACATGGCTTGATGTAGCTCATTTTCTGCCGAAATCTACTACGGCAAATTATACTTTTGATAGTGCAACACAATCTGCAACTGGAGTTAATAGCACTAATTGGTCACCTTTTGTTTCATTTGCCCCTTTGGTTGCTAGTGCGGATGGATTTACTTGTTCTCTTTCTCTTGAGGTTCCTTTTGTTCATAATAGGCATGCTTATCGAGTGCCTAACTATTACGTAGGTGGTAGTTTTTACGATAATGTGTGGTACGCTGACGGTCCTGTTTCCTCTTCCGGGGCTCCTGTACATACTCCTTCACCTTATGCTCGCGCTACTCCTATTAGCGATGCTCATTCTGCTGGTACCATATTCTTTGGTTTGTATCGTTCTTCATCGCTTATTACTAGTACTCTTATGCCAACTTTTTCTTATCAAGTCAGCGGCTCTGCTGGTGATGATTTTCGTTTGGGTGTTCTAGCTGATCTACCCCGACAATATTTGACTGGTTCAAATTTCTTTGATGCAAATTTATATCCTGGTTTTGGTTTGGATATGTTTGATTCTGTTACTTTTGCGAAAAGTGTTAGGACAACCAAGGGTATTGATCGTCTCGCCGATGTTTCTAAACAAGATGAACAAATAGTTAAGGGCAAATCTACTCATGGAAGTAGTGTAGCAGCTCCTGTAATTGAACAAGTTAAGGATAAAGAAATTTATTCCCTTCCTATGTCCACTTATGGTAGTGATGTTGCACCACCTCCAGTTGAGCAGATTGAACGTGATTCTAATGGTCAAACTTGGGATGAAGTGCTGTCTTCTGAAGATGCAGCTGGTAAACCTCCTGACCAAAATGTAGTTGGAGAAAAACCACCCGATCAAATTCGTTTTGTGCGTCCGCAGGGTAATGTGAACGCTTCCCGAGTGATCACAAAATACTACGGCGCTGTTAGTGGGAGTAATCCTATTAACGTGACCGGGGACAAATTCGACGCGAAAGCTGACGTTTCAATTCCGGCTGATGCTATGGCTACTGCAATGGATAAACCATCCTTCTTGGTACAAATGCCTGGAAACAAAATCTATCAATATAATTATAGATCTGGTTCCACTGGAATTTTCTTCGGAGAAAGAGCTGCTTTGTGCACTTCTGATCTTGATGAATCTGATCCAAAGGACTTTGGTACCGATAAGGATGAGATGTCCTTTGAGTATCTTCGCTCAATTCCGGGTGTTGTCGCAGCTTTCCCGTGGACTACGTCTTCGGCTGCCAATTCGATTTTGGCCGAGGTGCCAATTTCTCCCTTCATTTTGGATGGAGGTACTGATGGGTTTTTGGAACCCACACCAGGTAATTCTTATCGTCTCAATATGCTTGCGACGACTTGCCTGCCATTTCTTATGTGGCGAGGCCAACTTAGATGGCGAGTTAGATTCTTTGCTTCCGGTTTTCATACTGGAAAGCTTTTTATTGCTGTTAACTACCATCCTTATCGGACAGGTGCACCTGCAACTGCCGATTCTTCTACTCTTTTAGAATTCGCTCCTACTACTGCTGCTGACGCAATGTCTCAGTATGGTATGTACATCGATCTCTCCCCAGAGAATTCAGATGTAACATTTGCTACTGAGTATGTGTCACACGAACAATTTACTTTTGTTAATCATTGGCGTGCGAACCAACGTAACAATATCGGCACAATCTCCTTTATTGTTATTCAACCTTTGGTTGCTGTGCCTGGCACACAACCGTCAATCGACATTGTTCTGGAACAGTGGGCGGGAGACGACTTTTCAACGCATACACTGGCTCCTGCCGCTGCTGCGTGGACCGATCGTCCCCCTACACTTGTTCCATAACTTTTTCCAACACAGATGACGTAATATAATCTGTATAATAATTCGATATTGCCAATTTACGTTTTGGCATGTAAAAAAAAAAAAAAAAAAAAAAAATGGCTGACTGTACCTTGTTGTACTCTGCGTTGATAC